AACTGGCGGTGATTCAACTGTTGAACTGCCAACTGACTTTCTTGAGATTCGTGATTTTGCTGTTGTTGGTAATCCAATCCAGCCTTTGACTTATTCAAGTCCTGCTGTGTTTAGTCGTAATACTCGGTCAGCTCAAAGCGGGATGCCTCTTGATTACACAATATTGGCTTCTGAGTTCCAGTTGGCTCCTATCCCTGATTCAGCCTACACATTGAAACTGTTGTACTTTGCAGCGCCTACATTTTTAGGTGATACAAATACAAGCAACGTATTCATTGCAAACGCACCTGATGCGCTTTTGTACGCTTCATTGCTTGAAGCAGAGCCTTACATAATGAACGATGCTCGAATCAATACATGGGGTTCTATGTATGACCGCGCAATCTCCACAATCACCAAGTCTGACGAATCTTCTCAGTATTCTGGTGTTCCACTGTCAATGACAACCACACTGAGGTAATTTATGGCTGAAATGAGTAACTACTTAGAGAACGCACTGGTTAATGCCACGTTGCGCAATACTGCTTATACAAGCCCATCGGCTGTGTACTTGGCTCTTTACACAAGCGACCCAACTGATGCTGACTCTGGTACTGAAGTTTCTGGTACTTCTTACGCCCGTCAAGCAATCACTTTTGGCGCGCCTTCTAATGGTGTAACCACTAACTCTGCTGCTATTGAGTTCCCTCAAGCTGGGGGCTCATGGGGTACGGTTACTCACGTTGGTATTCGTGATGCTTCTACCGCTGGTAACTTGCTGTATCACACACCTCTCGATGCTTCTAAGACAATCGCAACTGGTGATGTGTTCCGCGTTGCTTCTGGTTCGTTGAGCGTAACCTTGGCGTGATATGGCTGACCTGCTCCCGCCGTGGACAATAGACAGTCTAGATAACCTAAAAGGAAGTCTTGACAATTTAACGCTGTCTTTGGACAGCTCGTTATACACAACGTCAGTCACACTGTGGGATGCTTACGGCTCGGTCAACGCGACTGCAACTGTAAGCTCTGGGTCAACCGTTACATTTGGAGCCTCGGCTTCTGTCTCTACTTCAGCGACAGTATCTTGCCAAGCAATCAGAGTTGTTATTGGCACAGGCTCAATAGACGCCTCTGCAAGCGCCTCATGCAATGCGACTAGGGTTTGTATTGGCAACGCTGCAATAACGGCTTCTGCAACCGTGTCTGCCGATGCACAACGTGTTGCTATTGCGTCTGCTGATATTGCTTGCAATGCAACTGTTGAAGCCAATGGTGGACTGCTATTAAGTGGTGTTGCTGATGTAGCTTGTTCAACTACGGTAAGCGCTGATTCTGTCCGTGTTCGCACTGCTGATGCGGCTATCTCTGCGGATGCAACATTTACTGCCTTGGGCGGTATTACTGCAAACGCTGATGCTTCGGTTGTCTGTGAATCAAACTTTAGCGCAAATGCTTATGCAGTATTGAACTTTTCTGGTTCTGTTAACTGTGAAGCAATCATTGTCTGCAATGGCGTAAGACTTGGAGACAATTGGGGCGATGTCGCAGGGTCTGACAATGCTTGGTCTGATGTATCGGTAGGTGGAAACACTTGGACAGATTCAAGCGCAAATTCAAATACTTGGGATGATGTATCAATTGGCTCAAACTCTTGGGCTGATACGTCTAGTTCAACAAATACATGGTTAAGACAGGGCTGATATGGCTACACAACGAATTCCTTTTGGCGAGTGGATGCCAGATCAGCCTGGCATTAGTGGCGCTTTGACTGACGCAAAGAACTGCGTTTCTCAAGCTGTTGGTTATGGCCCATTCCCTCAAGCTGTGGCCTTCTCTGCTGCGGCGGCTGAAAACCTGACAAGTCTTTTTGCTAGTAAACAACCAGATGGCGTAACAAAGCTGTTTGCTGCTGGTCGCACTAAGATTTACACAGTTTCTGGTGTTGGCGCTGTTACTCAGGTGAATACAGGTTACTCAACAAGTGCATCCGAGCGATTCCGCTTTACTCAGTTTGGCGATAACGTCATTGGCACTGACAACTCATCAAAACTTCAATCTTGGGTTTTAGGTACATCTACGGCATTTGCAGACCTATCTGCTTCTGCTCCAGTGGCTAAATACATCACTGTCGTTCGTGACTTTGTGGTGGTGGCAAACACTTTTGAAAGCTCAAAACAAGAACAGTATCGTGTTCGCTGGTCTGGTATCAATGACGAGACTGTTTGGACACCTTCAGCAACGAATCAATCTGATTTCCAAGATATTGCTGATGGCGGTCAAATCATGGGTATTCGTGGTGGCGAGTTTGGGCTTGTTCTATGTGAACGAAGCATCCACCGCATGAGCTATATCGGCTCCCCGCTGATTTTCCAGTTTGACAACATTAGTCGCAACAAGGGTTGCATGGTTTCTGGCTCTATTGCTCAATATCAAGGCATCACATTCTTCTTGTCTGACGATGGCTTCTATATGTGCGATGGTCAAAGTGTCCAGCCTATTGGCTCTGAAAAGGTAGATCGTTGGTTCTTAGATGACGTAAGCGAGAACGACTATGGAACTATGTCGGCTGCTGTTGACCCATCCCGTAAGCTAATCCTGTGGAACTACAAGAGCAAAGACGGTTCACGTAAGCTGATGGCTTACAACTTCAACACAAAGAAGTGGACTTACACGGATGCAGGTACAGATTTCATCTCTGACGCCTCTAGTGCATCTTCTACGCTTGAGGAGTTGGACAGTATCAATTCATCTATTGACGCGCTAAATACGCCAATGGATTCAATTCTTTTTACTGGTGGAAAATACTTCTTGGGCGGTACTCTTGCAACTAAAGTAATGACCTACACAGGAACGCCAATGGCTGCACGAATCCAAACTGGTGATGTTGAAGCTGGTGGACAGTCATTAGTTACTTTGGCTCGACCTCAAGTAGATCAAGGCTCTGCAACTGTTTCTGTGGCTTCACGCCGTCTTTTGAATCAGGACATTACTTACAGCGCACCAGTGGCTGCAAGTGACGACAACCGTGTTTCATTGCGTGGGTCTGGGAAATATCATCGTATTCAGGTTAACCCTACTGGTGACCGTTGGAAGTCAGCCGTTGCCGTTGATATTGACCTAGTTGGTCAGGGAGTTCGCTAATGTTTAGGGTTTTACCGCCCTTCGGTGGCGATCAACGTGCTACCGCTGAAGTCGTCAACGGAATAATGAATGGGAAAACAAATAACACTGGTTCAGTAACTTTGCGACAGTCTCAAGTCACTACTGTGATAACAGACGAAAGAATTGGATATGACAGTGTGATTTTGTTCATGCCAGTAACTTCAGATGCAGCGGATGAAATGGCTCATGGGCATATGTATGTGTCGTCAAGAGGAAAAGGAACGGCAACTATTTCTCATGGAAATCACAACTCAGTAATGACATTTGCATACGTTGTTATCGGTTAAATGTATAATTGGCTCCGTGGATGACCCGCTACGGAGTCCCTTAAAGAAAGGCACTTATGGCAGTCGGAACATCAACATCCACATCCACCACACAGATTGACCCAACGATTCAACCGTTTTTGAAATACGGTCTGGAAGAATCTCAACGTCTGTATCAAGCTGGTGGCCCACAATACTATCAAGGCCAAAACTACGTTGGCCCGTCTGATGCTACTCAGGCAGGTTTGCAAGCATTGCAAGCTCGCGCTCAAGCTGGAAGTCCTTTAACTGGCGCTGCTCAGAATCAGGCATATGGCACGATTCAAGGCGACTATCTGAATGGAAATCCATTCTTTCAAGGCGCTTTTCAACCTGCTGCACAAGCTGCAACTACTGCATTTAACACAGCAATCAATGACGTAACTTCAAATGCTTCTAAGGCTGGTCGTTACGGTTCAGGCGCTATGCAAAACCTTCAAGGTGCTGCGGCAGGTCAATTAGCTCAAAAGTTGACTGGTACTGCTGGACAACTGGCATATCAAAACTATGCAGATGAACGCGCTCGCCAACAGCAAGCTACTTTTGGTGCTCCTGCATTGGCTGAAGCTGATTACGCTGACATTAACAAACAACTAGCCGCTGGTCAGTTGGGTGAAGGCTATCAGAATCAAGCTCTGCAAGCTGACATGCAAAAGTACAACTACCAGCAACAGTTGCCAAATGTTCAGTTGACTAACTATCTGTCAAACATTGGCTTGATTCCTAAAGGTCAAACTACAACTGCACAGACGCCTTACTTCACAAACCCAACCGCTACGGCTTTAGGTACTGGTTTGCTTGGTGTTCAACTCTTGGGCGGCTTAGATAAAATCGGAACAACTGGAACTGGCTCAGATCAAGTTGGCGGCTTAACAAATGCTTATAACTGGCTCCAAAAACAATGGACTGGTGGAGTTTAATATGGCACTTCTAGATTCTCTTTATGGTGAAACGCCATCCTATCTCGGTGGTCTTCTTGGTGAAGATGAGCTGAAACGCCTGCAAGGTCAAGCGCAAAGCCAGTCAAACTTAGGCATGGCTGCTGCTTTACTTCAGGCTGGCGCTCCTAGTCGTACACCTGGCGGTGGCGCTTTAGCTATTGCTCAAGGTTTACAACAAGGACAGCAACTCTACAAACAGGCTTTAGGCCAAGGTTTGCAGGAAAAAATGGCTGCAATGCAAGTTGGTGAGCAGTTACGAAAGCAACAAGAA